AGATCAAGGTTCGCGCACCGCTGGCAAAGGCACGCAGAACTTCGTCCCATTCGACGAAAGCCTAATCCGAATCCTCGAACGGAACAGCATCCCCACAGGTGCACAACCGTGGAAGCCCGGCGAGTGGAAAGACTTAGGTAGTAAATAAAATGCCGCTTACTACGCAGATACCAAGAAACTTACCACAGTTTACTCCCTATTCTATTATAGGGCGTAATACAGACTATCCAACTACTGATCCTAATTGGGGAAGCGGTGCTGTAGAGTCTACAGACTTCACCACGCCCATTTTTGAAACAGTGGGTACTGCTGCCCAAAAACTAACAGGGTCAGAAGTGNTNGGCAAGGTAGCAGAGATCGGTTCTAGTTTCTTTAACCCATCAGGTCTAATTAAGAAAACACCAACAGCACTAGGAATGGTGGCCGGGGCTAAGAACTCAGGCGTATTGCAGAAGAGAATCAACGAGGCAGACGCTATGCTAAAGGGTGGTATGAACCCTAAAGCTGTGTTTGACAAAACCAACCTTTATAGAGGCCCTGTTGATGATAAGTGGCGCACATGGTTTGATGATAAAGATGCTAAGTTAATTGATTCTGCTTTTAGTGAAAGACCAACGCTCGATAAAACCAAAACTATGTATAGTCTGTCAGGGTACTGATCCTAAGAAACTAAGTGATGTTTTGTCACATCCTGAGTTATACAAAAGATTTCCTTGGCTAAAGGATATTAGTGTCGTAGAGCACAAAGGCTCTGCTGACGGAGCGTTTGATGTTGCAAATGGTGTACTAGAACTTAGTCCACGAACCGATAAAAATGACATTGTAAGTATAATACTGCACGAGATACAGCACTCACTTCAACAAAAGCACGGTTTGACAGGAGGATCCAGCCCATCAATGTTTCAAACTAACGGGTTGAGGAATTATAAAATTACAGGAGGCGAGGCTGAGGCAAGAGCCGGAGAGGCGATGTACCTCAACAGCAGGCGGCGTGCATTTAGGGGGCCGCTAGAGCCACCAGAAAATAGTTATTTCTTGAGTACAGGTCTAAATTTGCCAGCAAAAGATTCTAACTTCCCGCTAGATTACTATGATGTTCCTCTAACCGATTTAATCAAACCACCATACTAAATGGCCGATCTAAAAGTAAAACTTCACCCTAAGCAACTAGAAGTATTCAACGACAACCACCGCTTTAAGATTGTTGCCGCTGGTCGCCGATTTGGAAAGTCACGGCTGGCAGCGTGGATGTTGATTATCGAAGCCCTGAAGAGCAAAGATAAGGATGTCTTTTATGTCGCCCCTACCTTCCAACAGGCCAAGGACATTATGTGGGCCTTGTTGAAGGACATTGGTCACGAGGTCATCAAAGCTGCCCATGAGAACACAGCAGTCTTGACTTTAATCAATGACAGAAAGATCTATCTAAAAGGATCAGACCGTCCTGATACCCTTCGTGGTGTCGGTCTTGCTTATGTTGTACTTGACGAGTACGCCGACATGAAGCCACAGGTCTTTGAGCAGATTATCCGCCCTGCACTAGCCGATGTCCAGGGTGGTGCGTTTGTTTATTGGAACACCAAAGGGTCGTAATCATTTTTATGAAATGTTTAAGTTTGCTCAAAAGGGACAAGACCAAGCGTGGAAAGCGTTTCATTACACATCCTTTGACAATCCACTAATCCCAGCGTCAGAGATCGAAGCTGCACGGCAGTCAATGTCCAGTTTCGCCTTTAAGCAAGAGTTTATGTCTTCCTTTGAAGCGGCCAGTTCAGATTTATTTAAGGAAGAGTGGATCAAAACATCTGACAAAGAGCCGAAGGATGGTGTCTACTATATTGCGGTTGACCTTGCAGGATTTGAGGACATTAACTCTCAGATCATGTCCAAGAAGAAACTGCTTGACGAAACAGCTATTGCTGTTGTAAAGGTGTACGAAGAGAGTTGGTATGTGGCTGACATCATCCACGGTCGGTGGGACATCTCCACAACCGCTGATAACATCTTAAAGGCTGTTGCGAAGTACGAGCCTGTGTCTGTTGGTATTGAGAAAGGATCATTAAAGAACGCTGTAACCCCATTCTTGACAGACCTAATGAGGCGTTATAATCGTTACTTTAAGATCGTGGACACAACTCACGGTAACAAAAAGAAGAGTGAACGGATTGTCTGGGCTTTACAGGGCCGCTTTGAGCATGGAAACATCACATTAGCGGACGACCCCTCGTGGACAAATATGTTCCTTGAACAACTACTAAACTTCCCAAGTCAACAGGTGCATGACGACCTTGTTGACGCTTTGTCCTACATCGACCAAGTGGCAATCTCAAATTATTCAGGAGATGACGAGGACGATGATAATTGGGAACCTATTGATTTAATCGCTGCTTATTAAGGAAAAAACAATGATGGATATTGAAAAAGAAGTAGATCTCGTTTCTTGGGTTACTGAAAAGTGTGATAACTGGCGTAATCACCGTAACACCAACTATCTAAAGAACTGGGAAACCTACGAGCGACTATGGCGCGGCATCTGGGCGGCTGATGACAAACAGCGGGAATCTGAGCGTAGTCGCGTCATTACACCAGCCTTACAGCAAGCTATCGAGGGCCATACTGCTGAGATTACAGAGGCTGTTTTTGGTACTAGCGAATACTTCTTCGACATTACTGACGATATGCAGGACAAAAATCCAAAGGATGTCGCCTATGTTAAGCAGTATATGCACGAGTGCTTTAAGAAGAACAAAGTAAGTAAATCAATCTCAGACATTATCCTGCTTGGCTCCATTTATGGTACTGGCATTGGTGAAATTACAGTAGAAGAGAAGTTAGAACTAGCCCCTGCTACCCGTCCAGTTCCAGAGGGTGATGCTATGGCTGTTGGTGTCGAAGAGACAAACAAGTTAATTGTGTCCATCCGCGCCATCAACCCCAAAAACTTCCTAATTGACCCAACAGCGACCACCATTGACGATGCCCTGGGCTGTGCAATTGAGGAATTTGTGTCTGCCCACAAGGTAGCACAGGGTATTGAAGAGGGTGTTTATGATAAAAAGAACATTGGCCTTGATTCCAACAACAACGACCTAGAGCCAACACAAGAATCCCAGAACCCTGATGATGGTCGAGTAAAACTTTTGCGTTACTATGGCCTAGTTCCTGCACATTTGCTCGGAGACGAAGATGATGGGGATATTGTTAGCCTGTTCCCAGAGGATGAGCTTGATGATGGTGTAGTACAGAAAGACTATTCTGGCATGGTAGAGGCCATTATTGTCATCGCGAACGACAGTAAAGTGCTAAAAGCAGCAAAAAGCCCCTTTATGATGAAGGATCGCCCCATTATCGCCTACCAGGACGACAGTATGCCTAATCGTTTCTGGGGCCGGGGTATTGCAGAGAAGGGTTTTAATATGCAGATGGCTCTTGATGCCCAACTGCGTATGCACCTCGACTCATTAGCCCTCACCACAGTGCCTATGATGGCTATTGACGCTACCCGGATGCCTCGTGGCTTCAAGTTTGAGGTGAAACCCGGTAAGACCATGCTTACGAATGGTAATCCTAATGAGATTATGGCCCCATTCCGCTTTGGCACTACTGATGCTGGTAATGTACAGGCAGCACAGACATTCCAGAGTATGTTGTTGCAAGCAACTGGTACTGTAGACAGTGCTGGCATGGTCGGTCAAAATGTACAAGGCGAAGCTGGGCTATCTGGTATGTCTTTGGCTCTATCGGGGCTTATTAAGAAGAATAAACGCACCCTGATGAACTTCCAAGAGACTTTCCTTATTCCTTTTGTCGAAAAAGCAGCTTGGCGTTTCATGCAATTTGCACCTGAGCACTTCCCAACGCAAGATTTTAAGTTTATTCCAGCTTCTGTGATGGGTATGATGGCTCGTGAGGTCGAGCAACAGCAATTTATCAATATGCTCAAGACACTAGGGCCAAATACACCACTAACACCTATTATTATGATGGGTATTGTCGGTAATAGCTCTTTGTCCAACCGTAATCAACTAATGCAGATGCTTCAGCAGATGATGCAGCCAAACCCACAGCAACAGCAAGTTGAACAGGCTCAAATGCAGCTAACAATGCAGAAAGCACAAGTAGATATTGCAGAGGTTGAATCAAGGGTTATGCTAAATCAGACAAAAGCACAATTCACTGCTACTGAAACTCAACTATTACCAACAGAAGTACAGGCAAAGGTTATGTCTGCTGCTACAAACAATCTTGATGAAGGTAATGTTGATTTTGAACGCCGTGTCAAATTAGCTGGTATCGCCTTAAAGGAGAAAGATATTGACTCTAACTTGAAATTACAAAAATGCAGATGATGCAAAATAATCAACAAAACTCTTGACAAAATAAACCATTTATGATATAATAGGATTATTAGAATTGAATAATAAACTAGAAGACTACTATTCTGAACGCTTTTCAATGATGGCTTCTGAGGGCTGGAAACAGCTAATNGAGGATGTCCAGATTATGCGTGACAATTANNCTGATATTATGTCTATTCAAACAGTCGATGAGCTTAACTTTAGAAAAGGTCGTTTAGACATCCTTGATTGGCTTTTGTCTCTTAAAGACATCTCAGAAGCCACTTACGAGAACCTAGAGCGATGACAAGACGGCTCTATACATTCCAATGTTCATCTTGTAATAACTTATTTGATGAACTAACAGAATATACTTCCACACTTAATTGCCCTCAGTGTGGCGGTATTGCGACAAAGACTCTTAACACAGTCAATGTCAAACTTGAGGGTATTTCTGGGGCTTTTCCTGGTGCGTACTACGCATGGGAGAAAAAGCACAAACAGAAGTTAGATCAGGAACGCAAACAAGCAGCCTGAGATTTCTTCCTTATAATGCTTATTTTGAGCACAAGGAGATATAATAAATGGGTACAATCGTTGATGATAATGAAGAAGCAGCGTCAGAAATTATTGAAGCTGGTGATGTACAGGATTCTACAGCCTTTGCTGAAACAACAGAATCATATAGTACAGAAGAGCCACAATCACTAACAGAAGATGAAGTAGTCCCTGAGAAGTACAAAGGTAAATCGGCCAACGACATCGCTAGGATGCACCAAGAAGCCGAGAAACTAATTGGACGACAGGGTGCTGAAGTTGGTGAATTGCGTCGAATTGTCGACGACTTCATTAAGACACAAAAAATCATCACAATAGTAGCTCAGAGGCACAGATTGAAGAAATTGACTACTTCACTGATCCTCAGAAAGCAGTACAAAGTCAGATTGATTCTCACCCTGCTATATTGCAAGCGCAGAAAGCGGCAAATGCAATGAAACAAGCAGAGGTACAGAATCGTATTAAAAGTGCACACCCAGATTATCTCGATATTGCTGGTGATTCTTCCTTCGCTGAATGGGTACAAGGATCTAAGGTTCGTCTTGAATTATTTAACCGTGCAGATCAACAATTTGATTTTGATTCTGCTAATGAATTGTTGTCTAACTGGAAAGAGCGTAAAGAACTCAACAAGAAAATGGTTGAAGTTTCTGCTACAGACCGTAAACAACATCTCAAATCTGCCACTACCTCCATTGCTGGTGGTTCTGACGAAAGTGTAGGCAAGAAGATTTATCGTCGTGCCGACATTATTAAACTTATGCAAACAGATCCTGATCGTTACGATGCTATGCAAGACGAACTCATGCAAGCGTATCGTGAGAAAAGGGTAAAATAAACACTTTAAGAAAGGAATTTCAAAATGGCACTTGGTACTAATCATGTAACTACCACTACAGGGGCTGTATTTATCCCTGATGTGTGGTCTGATGAGGTTGTTGCTGCTTATAAGCGCAGCCTTGTTATGGGTAATCTTGTTAAAAAGATGTCCTTCAAGGGTAAAAAGGGCGATACCGTCCATATCCCTGTCCCCGCTCGCGGCGTAGCCTCTGCTAAGGCAGC